GCGGCGGTTGCAGTAGAGAGATCGGCATAGATGTTTGGCCAACCAGAGGAGTCAGGGTCCTCCTGGATATACATATTGTTGGCAGAAGTACCAACGTTGGCAGATTTTGCTTGCGCGTAAAGAGTAGTAGAGGTTTCACCAGACTCACGAGCATTAACGTTGGTGTTGTAAGTGAAGTCAGAGGTAGCGGCACCGATACCTTTTACCCAAGCTTTTTCCCCGAGAGGGATTTCCACTGCGGGGCCTTTTTGCGGCCACGGTAAGCAGGAAGTAAAGTAGTCGTGGCGCTTGCCACGACGGAGGAGAACATAATCGGTGTAAGTGTCGGGGCCGTCGTCTTTATCGACGACGACGGAGTCTTGGAGATTCTGGTCACGGAACCATTCATTATAAATCAGGTTGTAAGCCCGGTGCCAGAAAGACGAGTGAGACAGACCGGGAATACCGGTCGGGATTCCGAAGTAATCGGAGAGAGTGCCCACAGAATAGCCCCCAACTGGGGACACCATTTGCGGAACAACGTAATCGGTAGAGTCACCTGGATCGGTTTGCTCTCCGTTGAATTTTTGCCAGTTGTTCCAGATAAGACGGTTGGGCACGAAGAAGTAGAAGGTATCAAGGAAGGCGTTATCCATGAAGGGAACTTCAGGAGTAGCGAGACGAGCGAAAAGAGTAGCGTTCAGATTGAACGTATCGCCGGGAAGAGCTTCATCAATGAAGATCGGAATAAGGTACCCGGCATCGAACGTTGTTTTGAAACCATGGGAGCGGTTGAATTGCGACCGAGGAATGTCGGCTTGAGGAACTTGGGAGAAGTTATGCTGCATTACTGATCGCATTTTCATTTTACGCTTCCTTTGCGGCTAAGAGAGGTTGAGGAGCAGAGACAGGACGGCGCAGCTCAAGGGCTGTGCCGAGAGAGATTTTTGGAACGTGTGAGGAGCACACAGCAGTAGAATTGTCGAACTCGCCAATTTCAAAGAGCGTGTAGTCAGCAGGATACTTGGAGATCGGACATTCAGGATCGTTTGCGGCATCCATAAAGGCGCGAATAGCGACGCCACGGGATTGCATAAACAGAGGTTGGTTATAGGCTTCCGCCTTAGAGTCGTAGATAGCGAACATTTTCACGATCATTTTATAGTCCTTTTTAGCTGTTCCAATTTTTTAGAGTGGACAAGCTCACGAACGGCTAAGCGTTCGGGTGTGTTGTTATCGGCATATTTTTTTGCGGAAGTTAGCCGATTGAATTTTATTTCTTCCATGTCGGAAGGATAGAGGATTTCGAAAATTTTGTCATAATATTTCGGAGGTTTTACTTCATTTCCGCGAAGGATCACGGAATCGGATGGATACACATCCGTGAGATTTTTCAAGAGCCAATTTTTAGCTATACCGGGCTTTAAGCTCATTTTTGTATATTCGGGTTTTCGTTGGTGATACTCGCCATAGGCATCGAGGATTTCATAGTGCTCCGCAGCAGACGCGCCGGTGCGCTTTTTCATAATATAGCGGGCAACGTAAGCGGCAGACTCGAAAGTCAGGGAACCGATAGAAGAGAAGCCATGAGGCCAGAGGGATTGAAGTAAACTAGAAGTGTAGAGCTGATTTCCCTTAATTTTTTTCCAAGGTTTTTTGTCCGGGAAATCGTAATTGAAAAGACAGGCGTGAAAGTGCGGGCGGCCGAAGGTTTCGCCGTATTCGCCGCACATATAATAACGGACGCCATTAGCTTTTCTTTGGGCCTTAGTTAGGCCCTGTTTTTTTTGTGCGTAGCGCAAGCGCTCGCGGAGGCATTTCATAAATTCTTGGAAATGGGAGTGTTCAAGAGACGACAGATCGGGCAGATGCTCGTCGTCATAGGTAAGAGTGATAAAGGTGTTTTGTAGATGAAGCTTAGCTTCATGCATGCAGCGGATAGCCCACTGGCGGGAGCGCTCAAGGCGACAGCCTGAGCATTGCTGGCATGGGAGAGTGATAGGAACCAAGCGCGAAGATTGCGCTGGATTCCAGACGATGATATATTTGCCGTTGACCGGGTTCAGCTCCGGTTCACGCCAAACATGACGGGGTTTAAAGCATGGCATTGCTTTAGGCCCTTTTTTTTGCCCTAGGCTTTAGCCTAGAGGCGGATACCACCGCGCATAGGGCGCGGAGAGATATTTTTTTTGTTAGTTTTAGAAGCAGTACGAGAGAAGAGCTTTTTGGATTTTTTCATAGGCATTTTTTTGCGTTTTTTCATATTTTTTTAGTAAGTTTTTGTTTTTATTAGTGTTTTAGTTTTGAGGATCTTTAAGGCTGGCTTTCGGCCACCATAGATCCAGTTTTTAGGTGCCATGTTTCCATCGAGGAAACCTGTCACCTGGAACAGTTACATCAAGTGAGTAACTGTTCCGAAGACTGACGCGGGGTTTCACCCCTTGTCGGATTCCCCCTTCGGTTCAGCCTTTGGCTGAGCCTTCGGAGGAATGCTTTTAGAAGCGCCAGGATCGTCCTGGACGCGTTTTGTCGCTAGGCCCAAGGTAACCATCTCGTCGAGGTTTTTCGGGTCGCTAGCGAAGGCCAGGAACTTCGCGGGGTCATTCTCGAAGCGTGCACGCACGCGAGAGGATAAGGCCGCAAATTGCTCCTGGGCGAAGAGGACTCTATTAAGCGAGTCCTGGTAGTCGGGAACGTCGGAGAAGTCCCCGAATTGTGGGTTGGAGCGAATGAGATCGGGAAGTTGTCCCGTAAGCTCGAACTTTTTTAGGATCGTATTGACATTAGTTTCCTCCAAGAACTCTTGTCGGGTTCGAGAAGGGTCTTTACAGACGAGTTGAACGCGCCTACGGACGCGAAGCGTTGGCTTAATTTTTTCGGATTTAGTTGACATAATCGCTCCTATTTACGTTTCCATTTAGATGAGTCAGAGGGCCAGTTAGAACCATCCTTTTTCCAGTCGGAACCAGGTTCTTTTTCAGAGGGACGGCCGCCACCAATTTGAATTTTTGGCTTAGCGAGATTAAGAGCGCTGCCCACGGTGCCCAAAAGGGCATCAGCGCGAGAATTAATAGAATCGAAGGTGGCAGCTTTATTGTCGAAGGTGGCGCGCTTGAGATCGGCTTCAGATTGCTGGTCGATAGTGCGAGCCATATTGTCAAGGGCTTTGTTGGAAACGTTTTGGTTTTCGCGAGCTTTAGCAAGAGCTTCCTCGCGGGTTTTATTAGCCTGAGCTTCCGTAGCATTCGCAGAAGAAGCATTAAGGATTTGCTGAGTTTGTTGAGTGTGGGCGCTTTCCTCATTAAGTTTCACTTGCGATTCAGTTTGCTCAAGCTCGTTTTTTAAAGAACGAGCGGCAAGAGCAGAGGAAACGCCAGAAGACAGAGTGTTTTCCGCTTTATAAGTAGCGGCGGTTGCGGTGGAACCTGGAGTGCTAGAAGCACCGGGGCCACCGCGAGACAGGATAGGATTTAGCCCAGCTAGTTTAAGATCGGCGACCTCGCGCTGATGCGCGGAGTTAGACATACGTTCTTGGAACTCGCGATTTTCGCGAGCTTCATCACGGTTAAAGTCGGTCGCATGCTGGGCGATTTTTTCATTGGACTTATTAGTAAGGTGGGTGCCTAGCAGACCTAGGCCCCCAGCGACAGCTTCACCAATGCCAAACATAAGACCCCCTTAGAAATGGTCGATAAGACCGGGAACGGAGTAAGTAGGCATAGGACGAGCTGTCTTCAGATTGAAGTAACAATCCAGAAGAAAGTGAGGCTCCGAAGGAGTAGCGATCACACGATCGAATGGAGGATCATCAACAATAAATGTTGAGTTGAGAGTAGGCAGAGAGCCGAACTCTTGGGCAAGGTGCCAGTAATCAAGAGTCTGGGCGTAGGTGGAGCGGAACTGGCCAGTGATTTGAGAAGGCTTGTAGCGATATTCAGCATAGCGCTCTTGGTAGCCGAACGCAGCAGCGTCGGTAGTAGGAGCGCCAGAGCCTTGAGCATAGATTTCTTTGTTCAGTACGGCTTGCTCGCCGATATGGGAGAGAGCTGGCCAGTAGAAGTCCCAGCGGGTTTCGCGGGAGAACATGCGATTAAGACCTTGCTGATAGTTTAAGTCAGCACGGACAGAGGCGAGGCCGATAATTACGCCATGTTCAGTGAAGGATTTAGTAAAGCCGCCAGAGCGGCCGGAGACGATGCCCATAGCGGCAAGGTTTCCTTGCGGCGTACCGGCATCAGTAGCGGAAGTTTGTGCAATAGGGTGCACGTTAACAGGAGTAGAGCCGCCACCGAGATATTCAGGACGCTGGAGACGAGCGTCGGGAGAAACGACGCCGAAGTGTGCGCGAATGATTTCAGTGTAACGAGTACCACCACGAGCATCACGCTCGTATAGTTTTTGAATCTGGAAAGATTGACGGAGGGCATTGATAGTAGCGGCGGTTGCAGTAGAGAGATCGGCATAGATGTTTGGCCAACCAGAGGAGTCAGGGTCCTCCTGGATATACATATTGTTGGCAGAAGTACCAACGTTGGCAGATTTTGCTTGCGCGTAAA